CGAAATACGAATGGCACTATCTGAAACATGCGTTATTGTTCGGACTAACTCCGGTACGGTGATGACAAGTGACGGTCGCCCGTTTATTGCTGGCCCACCGAATGGCTGGCCGGATTTAACTGGTTACCGTAGGTCAGATGGTCGGTGTGTGCTTATCGAGGTTAAACGGCCCAAATATGGACGATTAAGTGAGGTTCAAAAACGTCGTGCAGCATTGTTTGCTAAGTCACCAGTTATTTATGGCGTGGCTACCAGTGCCGAAGAAGCACTTAAAATTGTTGAAGGAGAGTAATTGTTATAAGTGGCGTCAGTTGAGAAAACTCGTTACTTTAGTGACGAGTAATTCACAAGTAGGTGAACTACTTTAAATACTAATTGACAAATAAACAGTATATGATACACTTTAGTTGTTAGCGAAAACCAAGTTAACAAATAAATGACTATCTAGGCTCGGAACGAGCCGTGGTAAATAACTGTAACCTCTGTACTACATTCCTAGAATGTTGTGTAAGTAAGCAGTGTTCCCAGAAGCTCGTTACTTTAGTGACGAGTAGTTCACTCATTGATTACCTTCCTTTCATAAGATTTGCCAGACGAGGAAACTCGGTAATTTATTGCCGAGTAGTTCATTTCTTTAATCCACGTGCGTGTATAGCTCAACGGAAGAGTAAAGAAGACACGGGTTCGACTCCCGTTACACGTATTGGCGAGGTAACTTGCCAAACTCCTTCATAAAATTTTACCGGCCTGCATAGCCGGTATTCTGGACCTTTAACTCAGTTGGTTAGAGCAGACGGCTCATAACCGTACGGTCGTAGGTTCGAGTCCTACAAGGTCCATTTGTATTACATACTGAAAACGGAGGTTTCGATTTTGAGATGGAAAACAGAGCAAGTTAATACTGCGGTCGAGCTTGCTAAAGCTGGATATTCCAACCGCGAAATCGCAACCGAACTGTCTAAGACAAGCAAGAAGCCCATAAGTGATTCCAGTGTACGGCATAAGCTGGCACGAGAGGGCATTACAGCCAAAATGCACAGTTGGAATGCCGATGGCGTACAAACTTCCACCGCTATTCTAAAAGTCGTCAGAGGCCAGAAAATGACGCCTGACTACGTGTTAACTTCGCACGGATATGATCCAGATTCTTGGCGGATTGTGTCAGCTACTTCTAATTTTTGGAAACAGACTGAACAAACTACCAGCTACCAATCAAAAATTACTGTTAAGCCTAAAACAGCAGTCAACTGCAAAGAGTTCGTCAACATTTTCAACGATAACATTGAATCGATTAAAGTGTTACCAGACAAAGAGGGTCGCCACAACTTGGTTATACCACTGTTTGATTTACATTTCGGGATTATGACGTTTGACTTGATGAAGCAGCACTTAGTTGAGCTAAAGGAAATCATGAGTCGTGGTTATAAGCGTATCGTTATCGAACAAGGCGGAGACTTGCTACACTCGGATTTTATTAATAAGACGATGACGGCTAAAGGCACACAGTTAGACCACGTCAACATGGTTCAGGCTATCAAAGACGCTAAACGCTTTTATGATGAGGTTATCCAAACGGCACTAGAAAATGCTAATCAGGTCTCGCTTTATTCAATTGGTGGAAATCATGATTACGACATGTGCTACATGTTTGTCGATGCACTAGCTGACCGCTATCCACAAGTTGACGTCCACAATACAGCAGACTATCGTCAGTGCTATCGAATTGATGGCGTCAGCGTGCTGCTTGCTCACGGGGATAAGGCACAAAAAAACTTGCCCATGCTGTTTGCTACTGAACACCCGTTTGAGTGGAGTAAATCAAGCTATCGCGAAATTCACTACGGTCACTATCATAAAGAAGTAACCAATGATGATTACGGAGTGGTAACAAGACAATTTGGCACACCAAAGCTTAACGACCCGTATGAAGAGAGCAACGGGTATACAATGGCTCATCACAAGCTACAAGTGCTAGAGTACGGTACAGACGATTTAAAGGCGGTATATAACGCCTGAACGTTTAAGATTCATGGCACGTGTATAACTCAACGGTAGAGCGCAAAGATATGGGTTCAACTCCCATTACACGTATTGGGCAAATAAACTTAGAGGAGATGAGCTCTCCCGTTCATCGACTAAGTGCCCAAGTGTGATTGTAACCGGCGTTGGCCTGCCGGAAGAGGGCGGTTTGAACTCCGTGTGTGGTTCGATTCCACACCAACCACATTTAATATTAAAGTGTAAAAATATTAGGGCGATCGTTAAAAAGCGGTCGTCCTTTTATTTCACTGTGATATAATTTATGTGAAATAGTTTAGAGGTGAAAAAACATTGGTAAAAATTACTGAAAAGGAAAAGAAACTAATCGATTTAGCGTATACTGGCGATTATACAGATAAAGAAGCAGCGATTGAGGCTGGATATAAACCAGAACAAGCGCAAGCTATTGCTACTAACGTGCTGCACAGTGCCCGTGCGCAAAAATATAAACGCGAGAAATATTCAAAAGCCCAGGAAGAAAAAGGCGATTCGATTGCTAAGCCGGACGAAGTGTTAGAGTTCTTAACTGCTGGCATGCGCGGTGAACGTGAAGAAACATTAGTCACTAAAACCGGTCGTGCCGTTCGCGTGCCAATTAACGAAAAAGATCGGTTAAAGAACGCAGAATTGTTTGCTAAGATTACGGGTATTGTCGTTAAGCGGCAAGAAATTTCTGGGATTAACCCAATTATTATTTCAAGCGAACCAAGAAAAGCAGACGCTAGTGAGGGCGTTGAAATTTCAGACTAGTCAATTAAGGAGGGCACAGCTTGGAAACAATCGAACAAATTGTTGGTTCTGGGTATAGTGCCTTCTGGACTGACAAACATTTTTATAGAGTTGTTAAGGGCAGCCGTGGTTCTAAGAAGTCGAAGACGACTGCACTAAATATGATTAGCAGGATTATGGAATACCCATGGGCAAACATTTTGGTTATTAGACGATACGCTAACACTAACAGACAATCGACTTATGCTGATTTGGAGTGGGCGATTAACCGGCTTAACGCGCAGAGCTTGTTTAAATGCAATTCTAGTTTGCCGGAGATTACCTACACGCCTACCGGCCAAAAAATATTGTTTCGTGGGCTTGATAATCCATTGAAAATAACTTCAATCACAGTAAAAACTGGTAGCTTATCATTCGTTTGGGTTGAAGAAGCCTACGAAATTGAGAATGCAGACAAGTTCGAAACCGTTGTGGAATCTATTCGTGGTAGTAATTCAGCCCCTGACTTCTTTAAACAAATCACCGTAACATTTAACCCTTGGTCGGAAAACAGTTGGCTTAAAAAGAAGTTTTGGGATAAAGAAACGCGTTATGATGGCGTGTTTGCACAAACAACGACGTTCCGCTGCAATGAGTGGCTAACTAAGGCTGATAAAAAGCGGTATCTTGATTTGTACCGAACCAACCCTGCCCGTGCACGAATTGTGTGCGACGGAGAGTGGGGTGTTGCCGAGGGACTTGTATTCAGTAACTTCAACGTTCACGACTTCGATATTCATGATATTAAGCAAAATGCTGACACGTTGGCGTATGGAATGGACTTTGGTTTAGAGCATGATCCTACGACGATGATTAGCGTTGCTATTATTCAGAAAACGCGTGACATTTATGTTTTCGATGAGATGTATCGCTTTGGCATGACTAACGATGAGGTTTATCAGTTCTTGGCGGATAATGGCTATACAAACACCACCATCGTGGCAGACAGTGCCGAAGATAGATTAATCCAGTGGTTAAGTGCTAAAGGTATTAGGCGCATTCGCAAGTCGTGGAAGCCGGCTAATTCTGTGAATATGGGTATTAGGTTCTTGAAAAACTATAATATTCATATTCTGCCATCGTGTGAGCATACAGTTAGTGAGTTTAATTCATACGTTTACAAGAAGAATAATCAGGGTGAATGGACTGACCAGCCGGCTGACGCTAACAACCATTTAATTGATCCATTGCGATACGCGTTAGAACCATATATCATGCCTAAGCGTAAATCTCCTAACTATAAGCAATCAATTGAAGCGTGGAGAAAATTAGGCGCAATCTAAAAGGGGATATAAAAACATGCCAGTAAATAACGATATTGTTGCAAAAGAAAAGAGCCGTCCGAATCCGTGGCGGCACCGGAGCAACTTGCTTGATGGCAGCCGGTGGGGGTTTGAAGCTAATCAAGACTTCGTCATGCCAGAATATTTATTTGATGAGGCTGATTCTGAAAGTGTTAAAACAGCGTTAGCTAACTTTGTTGAAAAGCATTATAACAACCAAGTTGAGCGATTAATTACGTTAGAGCGCTACTATCAAGGCGAAAGTGATATTCATTTTTGGAATTCTGAACGTTCACCTTATCGCGCAGATAACCGTGTCGCTAACAACATTGCTAGATATATTACGAACGTGCGCGTTGGTTATCAATTCGGGAATCCAATCAAGTATGGCTTTTCAGACCCTGATGACCCGAAAAACGATGGTCATGAATTACTAGATACGCTAACGCAGTTCAACAATCGTAACGATGAGCCTTATCATAACAAGATTATGGGGCAAGATTTATGCAACACCGGCCGTGCTTATGAGCTTATGTATGTTAAGCAAGGTACGAACCAAGTCGTCATTAAGCGCGTTGACCCAGTGAATGCGTTCGTTGTATACGGCGCGACCGTTGAACACAATCCGTTGTTTGGGGTTCGGTATTTCTTGGTATCTTATAACAACATCGAGACGTATCATTTTGAGGCATATACGGAAAATTATGTATATTATTTTGAGTCTCAAAACTCACCGATTGCAACGATGACCGAAGAAAGTGAACGAACAAAGCACAACTTTGACGGTGTTCCACTCGTCGAATATTCTTTAAATGATGAAAGAATTGGACTGTGGGAGCCGAACATCGATATGATTGACGCACTTGATAAATCAACTTCCGAGATGACTAACTCGCAGGAAAACATCGGAAACGCTATTTTAGTTGTTACGGGTATTAATGCTGCCGGTGGTCAAAAGCCCCTTCTTGATGGTCATGGAAACCCCGT